ATACGTCCGGTTCTCCCGCAAGGCCGTCAAGAAGGACGGGACTGCCGGTAAGCCGTTTTCAGTCGTAGGTCCGGATGGCGCGGAGTGGGATCAGAAGAGATTGATTGGCAACGGGTCGGTACTTAATGTCAAGTACTCTAACAACGAGATCGAACACAAGAAAGCCAAGCGTCTGAAGCCGTCCTGTCTGGCGATTCAGGTCTGGGAGCATCTCGAGTATGCAGGCAAAGCGAACTTTCCTACGAAGCCTGCCGAACCCACAGAGGCCTCTGATACTTGGTAATCTCTACACTCGTAGAAGACGTCTATAGGCTCCTTGAGTCTAGGAAGCTTTCTGATACCAGTCTGGTCGAAGAGTACTCCAGAACTGTAGGTGAAGTCCTTGGTAGTCGGTTTAAGTCCGACGCCAGGGAGCCTACTCTCAGGATGTCAAACATAGGCCGCCCTTTAAGAATGCTTTGGTATGAGCTGAACGGCTTCAAGGGGGAGGAGATCTCTGGACAAACCCTGTTAAAATTTGCGTACGGGGACAGCACAGAAGCGCTTCTTATCTTTCTGGCACAAGCAGCAGGCCATAAAGTCGAGAGACTACAGGAAGAGATTTCTGTAGACGGAATCTTAGGCCACATCGATTGCGTAATTGACGGAGTCCTTGTGGATATCAAATCCTGCTCGGCGTTCTCATTCAGGAAGTTCAAAGACGGTTCATTGCTTGAACCAGGGAATGACGTTTTTGGCTACGCCCACCAGTTATGTGGATATGCACATGCCCTTGACTTACCAGCAGCCTGGATAGCATTCGACAAACAATCAGGAGAAATAACTACCCTTGAATTACCTAAAGAAAAGATTGATGAATTCGACGTCCGTTCCCGTATCAGACTGGTTCGGGAAACTTGCGGAAATGCGTCACCTCCTGAAAGATGCTACGAAGACGAGCCTCACCAAAAATCCGGAAATCTCAAACTCTCAGTAGGGTGCTCCTACTGCAGCCATAAGTTTGAATGTCATAAAGACAGTAATAACGGCAAGGGGTTGAAGACTTACTACTACAGCACAGGCCCGGTTTATTTAACCAAGGTCGTAAAAGAACCTAACGTATTCTCTAAGTCGCAGAGCGACGTAACCGGCCTAAAGGCCTAAGAAAGAACATAACTAAATATGTCCGACGAAAACATCGTAGATCTAATGACACGTAAGCCTACAGTAGTTCCTGCCTCAGTTCCTGATCCTATCGAGTACGAAGTCCACTTCTATCCCGTAGCAAATGACACGAAGGGTGAAGTAGTAAACACCAAGGGCTTCCTTAAGTTCGGCCCCCAGTTCATCGCAGTCCTCGAAGGGCCGAATGACACCGACGCAGTAGTCTTCACGGTTGCTACCGGTGCGGTACAGTTCATCCGTCGTGTCGATGCCGATGGCAGTGTCCAGGCTACTCTCAGTCTGTGACACCACGGGAACGACACCTCCTTAAGACTTATGGCATCACTGAGAAGCAATACCAAGAACTTCTTAAGAAGCAGAACTTCCGGTGTGCAATCTGTCTTAGGGAGGCATCGTCTTTCAATAAGAATCTAGCGGTCGAACATTCACATCGAACTAAAATGATAAGAGGATTGGCTTGCACATACTGCAACAGATATCGAATTGGAAGGCACGAAGATCCAGAGATGCTACGTAGAGTAGCAGACTATATCTCACAAGACACGGGCTGGAAAGTTCCGACGAAGAAGAAAAGGAAAAAGAAACGCAGATGACTAAGTATCTTATCCTTCAGTGTTCTATCTGGGAAGACGAAGTCCATCTCCATATCCTGCATGAAGACATCACCGACATCAAACAGGCAGAGAAACTCCGATTGGATTACATCAGACAGCGGCCTCGGTTGAATCCTCAGATGATTAAAGTCCTGCAGTACACTACGAATGATAGTGAGTCATGAGTCCTAAGTCAGCCTTCAGACTCGTAGAAGTCCTCTGGGAGGATTCTGAGCAGGGTGCCGACTGGGGTAAGCTCGAAGACATCCTGACAGACCAGGGGTCACTGAGTTGTCGTTCAGTCGGTTACGTCGTGGCAGACAAGGAAGACAGGATCATACTGGCGTCTAGTATCACCGCCGACGAGACGTATGAAGAACATGTCTCGCATTACATCATAATTCCGAAGTCGTGTATCAAATCAGTCAAGGAACTCCGTCCGAAGAGCCCAGCAAAGAAGAAGATTATTGTACAAGAACACCAAGCCTAGAGTCACTTTGATTGACATAGAAAGTAGTCCTCTAACGGCCTATACATGGAGGGCGTTCGATGACAACGCTTTGAAGATTCTGGAATTCTCTAAGATTCTTTCGGTGTCTTGGAAGGACCTGTATGAACCAGAGGTTTATTGCAAAGCTTTACCTGATTACAAGGGTTATAAGAAGGGTGTAGTAGACGACGAAAAGCTTGTCAAAGAGATTTGGGAAGTTCTAGATAAATCTGACGTCGTCATTGGTCATCATTCTGATAGATTCGACCTGCCGAAACTAAATGCCCGATTCATTTACTACGGCCTCACTGCCCCGTCTGCATATAAGACCGTGGACACCAAGAAGGTAGCAAGCCGTTATTTCAAATTCGACAGCAATTCTCTTAACAACCTGGCGTCGTATCTTAATCTGGGGGCCAAAGCAGAGACTGGTGGGTTCTCCTTGTGGGATAGATGTATGCAGGGGGATAAAGAAGCCTGGGCTCGTATGAAGGAGTATAACTCTCAGGATGTAGTTTTACTCGAACGTGTGTATTTAATCCTAAGGCCGTTCATGGAGAACCATCCCCATTTGGGTTTGTTGTCTGGTTCTGAGAGCGACTCATCTTGCCCAACTTGTCAAAGTACTGAAGTCATCAAACGTGGCTTTTCTATAACGAGAACCGGCAAGCGTCAGCGATATCAATGTACATCTTGTGGTTCTTGGAGCTCCGGTAAATTTGAGAAGTCTTCTTTGAAATCTATCCTTGTGAATGATGATGATTAATATGTCTACAGACTATGACATTCTAGAAGAGTTTTCTGCATCCCTTAAGGATAGATATTCTCCTATCGAACTCTGCGAACTCTTCATCGAGGCTTTGAATCTTACGGAGGATGACATACTGGATATCTTTGGTGATGAACGAATAATGGAATTGAAGTTCAGATGAATAGACAAGAGAAATGGGATCGTAGGTATCTCGAATTAGCTAAGATAGTAAGTTCATGGAGCAAGGACCCGAGTACTCGTGTAGGTGCCGTCGTTGTGAATGACAACAGGATTGTATCAGTAGGTTACAACGGATTTCCGGAAGGTGTCGATGACACAGACGAACGACTACAAGACAGAAATCTCAAGCTCGAACTCGTCGTACATGCCGAAGTCAACGCCGTCGTTTCAGCAAAGGGCAGAACGGATGGTGGAACGCTTTACGTCTATCCTGGATTCGGAAGTCCGAATATGTGCACGAGATGTGCAGGAATCGTTATCCAGAGCGGCGTCAGAAGAGTTGTCGGACTGGTTGGCGACGTTGATCCGGAAAGACTTAAGAGATGGGGTCCTTCCTTGGCATTAGCCCAGAAGATGTGTGACGAAGCCGGGATAGAGACGGTGGTATACAATGACTAAAGCTTATCTAGTATCACTTCTTGACTACGAAGAATTCCAGCCGTTGGCTGTCTATATCAATGAGTCCGACGCCCAGGACAGATACAACCTAGAGAAAGAAAAGATCGACTCAGGAAGAAAAAGAATGAAGGAACACAGAGAAAAGACTGGAGAGTACTGGTTAAGGGATATTCCGCACTACTCGTCTAGTATAGGTCCTGATATAACTGAGGTAGATTTCTTTGAGTAATGGTTGGATCGGAGTAGACTTAGATGGAACACTTGCTGTATATCCTGGTACGTTTGGTGTTCCCCACGGTATCGGTGAACCTGTTCCTCTGATGCTTGAACGTGTCAAGAGATGGGTCAAGCAAGGCAAAGACGTCCGTATCTTTACGGCAAGAGCGGCAGGGCCGTTTACTGATATGTTTGGTAAAGCCGTGTCTGAGGACTATATCTTAGGAGAGGTACGGGACTGGTGTCAGAAGTATATAGGCCAGGTCTTACCCATCACTTGTCGTAAGGACTACAATATGATCGAACTCTGGGACGACAGAGCAGTACAAGTAATCCCAAACAAGGGTGTGAGGGCAGATGGCGCTTCCGACTGATCCGAAAGAACGTAAAGCTCTTCCTATTTTTACTGGTGTACTGGCTTATTTCCCCGATGCTCTTCTTGAAGTCGCTCGTGTGTCTAGGGCCGGTAACGACCAACACAACCCTGGCCAACCACTTCACTGGGCCCGAGAGAAGAGCACGGACCAACTAGATAGTTCTCTCCGACATCAGATGGATCATCTGAGTAATCCTATTGATACCGATGGTGGTTATCATCTAGCCAAGGCTGCCTGGCGTCTTCTGGCAGAACTTCAACTTCATCTAGAAAGTAAGAATGAAACTACTAACGTACGGTAAAGATGGTGGTCCTCTCTCAAGAGTGTGGGCTTTCACTTTCTTAGAAATTAAACCCCTCTTCAGTATCCTACTGCTTAAGTTTGAAGATGGAAGTAGAGAAGTTTTTCATACTCATGCATTCAATTCTATGTCATGGTTATTTAAGGGATGTCTTAAGGAAATTTTCAGAGACGGGTCATTAAATATCCACAACCCTTCTTGGAAGCCTATTCTGACTAAAAGAATTCCTTTCCATCAAGTTCGAAGTACTGGACGTAGTTGGGTTCTGTCTTTCAGAGGCCCATGGAAGAAAGACTGGGATGAATATCATCCAAATGAAGATAAGTATTTGACACTAACAAATCATAGAGTAGTGATTAATTGATTAAGTACGGTCCTACCCTTTCTATCTCTAAGGAAATCCATGAAACCAAGTACCGGAACGTGGGTGAGACGTTCGAGGACTGCGTCAACAGGTTGTCAAGTAATCTATCAGACAACGACGCCCACAGGCGAGCCCTTACGGATATATTCGGAGACATGCGCTTCATGCCTGCCGGGAGAGTGCAGGCTGCCATTGGGGCCCCTAAAAGAGTCACTCCTTGGAATTGTTTTGTAAGTGGGACTATCTCAGATGACTTCAATTCCATCATGGACCTTGCGAAAGAGGCCGGTCATACGATGCGACTTGGTGGTGGTATTGGATACGATTTTTCTACTCTACGTCCCAGAGGTAGTCTTATCAAGTCTCTTGGTTCGTCATCCTCAGGTCCTGTTAGCTTCATGGACATTTTTAACAGCGTCTGCGGGACTATTAGCAGCGCCGGTCATAGACGTGGGGCGCAGATGGGGGTTCTTCGAGTAGACCATCCCGATATTGAAGAGTTTATTCATGCCAAAAGGAATGAGAATAAACTTACTGCGTTTAATATCTCTGTCGGTATCACGGATCACTTCATGGACTGTGTCAAGAAGGATAAGGATTTCAATCTCCGCTTCCATGGCAAGGTCCATAAGACTGTCAGAGCCAGGACTCTCTGGGACGCGATTATGCGGAGTACTTGGGATTGGGCAGAGCCTGGTGTCCTCTTCATCGACAGGATCAACAAGGAGAACAATCTTTGGTACTGTGAGACTATTGCTGCCACGAATCCCTGTCAACCAGGTTTTGCGACTGTTCTTACGCCTAATGGTATAGTCACTCTTGACGACATAGAGTGTGGCTCTACGATTTGGTCTGGTCAGCGTTGGACTAAAGTGACTAACATAGAATACACAGGTGATAAACAAGTCAACGAGTATATAACTAATGCAGGTAGATTCCTTGGAACAGAGAATCATCGTGTAGTTCAAAATGGTTATAAGATCGAAGTCAAAGACGCAGACGCTATAGATATTTCTACTGGACCTTTATCTTTCTATGAAGGATTTAGTAAACAGCACATAGTGGATGGCTGGGTACTGGGAGACGGATCTGTCCATAAGGCCAGTAATGATCTAGTCTATCTTTGTCTCGGTAACAACGATGACGTCTTTCATGATTTCCTTGGTGAATATGTAGTAGCCGACCGACGTCGTAGCTTTAAACATGGTTGGGAAGTCAAGACTACTATTACTTCAGATGAACTCCCTAAGACTTATGAACGCCGTGTACCGAAGAGATTCTTTCAAGGATCTTCTGGGATTGTCGTAGGTTTTCTTCAAGGGTTGTATGCAGCTAATGGCTCTGTCTGTGGTAACAGAGTGACACTTAAGGCAGCCTCCAGAGGTCTTATTGAAGACGTTCAAGAGATGCTATCCTCTATTGGTATCAGCTCATATATTACTACTAACAAGCCTAACACTGTCCTGTTTAGTAATGGAGAATATGAATGTAAACAGAGTTATGATCTAAATATCAGTAAGGATCGATTCAAGTTCAGAGACATCATTGGATTCATTCATACCTATAAGCAAGCCAGGTTATTAGATACAGCCAGGCTTTCAAATAAAGCCAAGACTACTTTTGAAATCACTGAAGTCCGCGATCTAGGTATCCATCCTGTTTATGATATCACCGTAGAAGCAGATGAACATACGTATTGGACCGGGGGTCTTCTCGTATCCAACTGCGGGGAACAACCTCTTCCTCCTTATGGCGCATGTCTCCTAGGCTCGTTCAATCTGACTAAGTACATCCAGGACTTCAAAATTCTGAAGGCCGAAGGAGCAAGGTTTGACTACGAACTCTTCAAGGAAGATATCCGTGCAGTCGTGAGGGCGATGGATAACATCATGGACCTAGGAATCTATCCTTTGCCTCAACAGGAGACTGAAGGCAAGAGTAAGCGTCGTATGGGTCTCGGAGTAACTGGTCTGGCCAATGCTCTAGAGAGGCTCCAGATGCCTTACGGTTCTTCTGCATTTATAGAGGTAATGAATGACATACTCAGGATTCTCCGTGACACTGCTTATGAAACAAGCATCGAACTCGCTAAAGAGAAAGGCCCGTTCCCTCTTTTCTCAGAGAAGTATCTCGAAGGGTCCTTTATCAGAACCCTTCCTGATCCCATTCGCGAAGGGATTGCCAAGTACGGGATACGTAACTCACACCTGTTATCAATCGCACCGACGGGAACTATCTCCCTCGCGGCAGACAACATCTCGTCAGGTATCGAGCCCGTGTTTACTCATAGTTATACCCGGACGATTATCAAAGAAGAAGGGGCGGTACACGAAGACGTCACCGACTTTGGATTCAGGGAGTGGGGAGTAAAGGGTAGGACTGCCAATGAACTCTCACCAGAAGAACATGTCTCGGTACTGGTCAATGCCCAGAGATGGGTCGATTCCGCCTGTAGTAAGACATGTAACGTCGGACCTGATGTCACCTGGGAGCAGTTCAAGGATATCTACATGACGGCTTATGACGGTAACTGTAAGGGAGTAACTACCTTCAGAAGTGCAGGTAAGAGGATGGGAATCCTCGTTGAGAAGAAACCCGAAGTAAAAGAGTATGTCTCGGATGAGGACTCTGTAGAAGTCTGCAAGATAGATGAGGTTACGGGTCAACCAACCTGTAGTTAAAGATGGGAAGTATGGAAGACAAGATTCGTCATAGCAAGCGTTTGAAACGTAAGAAGAAAGAACGAGTCCGTTCTGTAATCGCAAAGGAGCTCATCGTGTCAGGGAAGTATCAACAGCGTATCGTTCGTGACAAACGAGGCAGAGAACACGATCTTGAAGGTCTTACACATGCCCAGCTGATCAAACTGATACAGGAGGATGAATCATGACTAAAGAGTGTATCCATTGCGGGAAAGAACTCCTCCTAAGTCATGCAGTTATGTACGAAATAGATATGAAAGCTCCCAATGGAGTAGGACATTCTTTCCATTGGTGTCAAGGGTGTTATGAAAGTATGTGGGATAATTTCATAAATTGGAGCAACGATGAGTAAGTACGGAACTATTCGTGATGGTTTCTGGTCACCTCCTGAAGAGACTGAGACGATGCATCCAAGGAATGAATTCCGGGACGCCAGAGACGTCATAGTCTTAGACGGACAGTACAGAAGCACTGGTATCCTTGATACCCATGGCGACATGCTTTATAGATTTCCTAATGAAATCGGGTTTGGAAGGATTTGATGGAGTTTTTAATACCAGTAGTCTTTGGTGTATTAATCATTTTTATATTTGTAGGTCTTCTTTTACCTTTAAGTATTATGATATGGAAGGATATATTTAAGTAATGTACCTACTTCTTATCTTCCTGTTCCTTAAGTCTGGGCAGATCGAAGCCAGGACTAGTATCGTATACGGCTATGAAGAAGACTCCGAACACGCCTGTGAAATCGCGAAGCCGCTGAGCATCCGGTTGTACCAGCAAGGGAGATTCGACGACGGACCGAAGAAGGAGGATCTTAAGAAAGTAATTGGACGTTGTGAACCTGTATTAGAAGACCAGAAGTTCTCAGAGCGTTAAAATAAAAAAGGCCCCGGTTAAGGAGCCTCTTTTAAGTAACTGAAGGGTTGTCGGCTAGTCTGGCAGCCCTTTTTTCTTATTCACGAATCTGTCGTAGAATAGTACGCCATACCACACCAGGGCCAGAGTACCCACGGCCCAGGTAACGACGGGAGACCAATCGGCAAGGAATGAAATAAACGTACTAGACACGAGTATAGCCCCGGCGTGTTGAAGCGGATGGGTGTTCATTTGTTTTTATTTGCTTCGGCGTTGTTGAGTACGGCAGTCTCGGCCTTTTCTTCATCTGGTGTCAAATTACCAGACGGGATAGAGTCGGGTGGATTAGTCTTCAGGGCGATCTTGATCTTACCGTCCACGACCTTTACGTCTAGGTCCTGTAGATACAGGGCTACGAGGCCTACAACGGCACCTACAACGGCTTGTGAGATCTCCTGGTTAGCCAGCCCATGCTGGACAAGATAGCTGCCTCCGGCCATTGCAAGGGCTCTAACAGCAGCCTGGATACGACTCTTCAGGAAGCCTGAATCAATCGCCTTGTTAATAAAATAGTCTGTGAATGACATAATGACTCCTTAGGCTACGAGGAACTGAGTTCCGTCGAAATAAACGGTAATACTTTGATAATTGAAGGCTAGTATATAGCTTGTCTGACCATTGATAGTCTTACCAGACGAAGGCAGGACAGTGATAGGGTATGTACCTGCGTTGCCTGATGCGTCAAAGATAGGCCAAGGACCCTCGGTGGCTGGTAGCTGGAGCGTAGTCGTACTAGGACTGGCCTGGGAGATAGACACACCTGCGAAGGAATCTCCGACCAGGATGTTAGTCGTATTCGTCCCCGAGACGGCGATCCTTCTGGGATTAGCGAACTGACCCGGAGTAGGTATGTTGCCAGATCCAGGGAAGGTTATCACAGGCTGACCCGTGCTGTCGAAACTCAACGTACCACCCGCCCTGGCCGCCGCTGAAGGTAGAACGTTGGGGGGAATCAGATCAGTGACTGGAACCTGGAGAGAGTATTCCTGGTCGGTAGCGAGTTGCTGTATCTGGAGTTCTAGGATGTCAAGGGCTTGCTCTACCGCCTGGGGATAAAACGAACCCTGGTTAGAGATGCTTATGTTCTGTTCATACGGGACATCCCTGGTGATAGCGATATTCGTACCGATCTGAATCGGGCTGCCAGACAACGGATAAGTCACTGCTCCACCGATACCCCAGAGACCTCCAGTCGGAGGGTTGTTCAGGACTACTGAATACTGTGTCGGACCGAGAGTAGTGATGACACCCGTACTGGTATTGATAAGAACCACAGTCAGGTCTGACGCACTATCGGCGACAAACGGAAAAGTCCAGACCGTAGTAGCCCCGTTACCTACATACGTAATTGTACTCGTTACTGTACTGATTGTCATGTAGCAGCCCTTCTTAGCTGTTTATTTAGCTGCGTCATTAATTGGTTATCCCATATTTTTCTTTGATGTCTTTAATCATCTTATCGACTATGTCGTTAGACGTACCTTTACTCTGCTGTTCGATGATGCCCGAAGCTTGATTCCTGGCCCCTTGAACGAATTGCTTAACCTGAAGTTGTTGAAGCTCTGGCCTAGTCGTGTTGAAACTAGGAGACGATAGAAGATTCTCGAGTCTTGCTTTTGCAAAGCTTCCAGACATCTGGATATACTGTCTATACTGATTGTCTGTTAGTTTGACGCCTTTAATAGTATCACCAGGAAAATTAGGAATGTACCCCGTCTTGTCCAGTTTGTTATCAAAGTCAGTCCGTACGGGGTCGGTCCACACAGGATCAGGTTCTCCCCAGACAGACATCCCTTTACGAATCAATGGCGGTGTAGGGCTCTCTGCCTGTATACCAAGGATACTAGCCAGGACGGGTAGGTCATAGATACTCTTGTCTGGATTCTGTCTCCAGTAAGAGATCAACGAACCCATCACGATTGGTTGCATCTTGTCACGAAATTCTCTTGTCATCGAGAAGTCGTTACCAACGGGATCTTCGCCCATAAGGGCGTCAGAGAAGATGCTTGCCGCAGGAGAGAACTTCCCGGAGATGTACTTAGTGATAAGATCTGCCCTAGTCAGGGGCTTGTATCCCGAACCTCCGAGTTCGATCTCTTTATTCCTAGCCATAATTTCTCTATTGGCATACAACCTACCAAGAAGACGAAGCCAGATAGCAGAACCACCGGTGATGTCATACTTTTCTTCGCCATGGACGATTTTGAGAAAGTCTTGGCTCGTGGCGTCTAGGTTGACTTGATACCCGAATGCCTTGGCTGTTCCTATAACTGCCCCTGTGATTACCACAGAAGACATAAGATTCTGAACTGCTGCGTTGGCCGCCGTGTAGTTTCCAGTCTTGCTGGCTTCACCGTACAACCTGCCGTATTCCCAGGGGTTAAACATCTGAGCCGTCGCCACGACTTTACGCGGAGCGAAGAACAAGGCATTCAGAAGCTGCTGCATCTTGTGGGCTCCTTCTGCAGGACCCAGGTTACCTCGTCCGGAAAAGTTATTAACAGTACTTGCTATGTCGGAGATAGTCTGTTGATCCAGAGGCTCTTTACCTTCTGCCGTACCTCTATCCAGAAGTTGATTGAAGAAGCCTTCTCCTTGGGCTCTACGGGCCTTGTCTAGAAGCTGCGTCGCAATCGTGAATCTCTGATAATTCAGGAATCCTGTAAAGGCTCTGCTAGACGCACCAACGATATTGATAGGAAGTGGTTGGTTTAAGTTAAGAGCTTTGCCACCTTGTTCGGCTACGTATGTATTTAACTGCTGAAGGAGAGAACTCTGAATTGCCTCTTCTCTACTAGAGAGTTGGTCAGAAACGTCTACAAGACCCAACCCGGCATCCTTCAATGTCTTATAATCAGGATGTGACACGATGTACGACATCAATTCGTCGTAGTGCTTCTGATCCCAAAGATATCTAAACTGATGGACCAGGGCTTGGTATGTCGCCGCTCGACCTAAAGAACCCCAGGACTGGACACCGAAAGCCGAGAGATGGAAAATGCCTGTCTCAGCCGTCTTAGGTACAAGAAGGGTATTCAGGGCATTTTCGATGAAACCCTTACCGTTAGGTTTAGATGTATCAATCTTGTCTTGAAGTGCCTGTAAGGCATCGCCGTAGTCTATACGGACCTTATAAAGAGGATTGTTATAGTCTCTATACTTTACCTTAGTCGCGAGATCCTTCTGCCACTCAGTCTTGGCATCCTTGGCTTTCTGGGCAAGCTCGAAGATACCTTTGGCGTCTTCTAACGAGACCTTGGCTCCGAGTTGTTCGGCGGCTAGATCTGCCATAAAGTTCTTCTCGAAGTGCGGATTCAGAATCCGATCATCGAGGTTGTTGATTTTGTCAACGACATTCTCCAGGGCCCTCTCTTTCTGAGAAACCTGACCTTTCATTTCACCACGCATCTGTCGGACCCAGTTGTTGAAACCGAGTTGACGACGTTCTAGTAAGATGCCTTTCTCGAATGTGGCATTGACTTGGCTGGCGTTGTCTTCACCTACTACAGAAGAGATACGGTTGAACCGATCTTCTGATGATATCTTTCCTAATTCTTTGGGATTAAGAAAGCCAGAATCTACGGCAGCTTGGAACTTACTTACAAGGGCTCTTGGTAGACAATAAGCCATCAGTAATCACACTTTATGGATTCGGCAAAAGCCTTGAGATCGGGCGCGAACGTCGCCATGGCGTCATCTACTTCTTTTTTGATGTCTTTCACTGTGTCAGCTATCTTTTTGCTAGCGACGTCTTTCCAAGAATTATTCAGATCTTGGATGATACCCACGGGATCGATGTCATATATCCCACGGAGTAAGTTCAACCTCTGACCCATCGTACGGGCCTCACCCGCCAGTCTAGTGTCTGCAAGTTTCAGGCCTAAAGCAACGTCTCCAGTATCCTCGGCTCTTTTCTTAAGTATCCTAAGAACTGCTTCTGGGTGTACGTTATAGCCTTCAGGAACTTCGGCATCGCCCATAGCGACTCTTGTAGCAGTCGGTAGACTGTCATCAGCCAATCTTTGGGCTTCTGTCAGCTGTTGCTCAGTCTTCAGGGCTTCTTCCTGTGGGACTTCACCGACTTCAGACTTCCAACCCTTTAAGACAGAGTCGATTTCGAGTCTTTGGTTTAATGATAACGGAGTCTTTTCACCAGTACCTTGGACTTTCTTAAGTGTACTCATCCCTGATACAGCTTCGGGAGAGAGTTTGACTTCTGGCTGTTTCTTGGTTTTAGTAATAGTAGTCTTAGATGTACCTGCGGGAGATGTATCTGTGGCTTGAGGATTCGTCTTGGTGTCTGTTCCTGTAGTACCAGGCTTAGCATCAGGTTGACTGACTTCTTTGAGGTCGTTAGCAAGACGAAGAGTCTCTTCTGCCTTGGCCTTTACTGGTTGTGCAGCCAGAGCTTTCTCGAATGCCTGGGCCTGGACTAGATTCCTATACGCGTCGCCTTCAGGACTCTGGGAATTCAGGAGTTCTTCTGACCTTTCACGGGCAGAGTTTACATCGGGAATTAAGTCTCGTAACTGTTCGTCTATTTCTTGTAGACGAGTCGGAATGTCTTCGAGCTGGCTTTTGATTCTCTGTTGATCTTTATACAGATACTGAGGATCAGTGCTGTCCTTGACCTGCGCCATAAGACTGTCACGACTGCTACGAAGATTTTCTTGAACATCAGTCAGATGGTTTAATTTATTAAATGTATCTGGGTCCATCTGGGCAGCAAGTTCATCCACGGTAGGAACAAACTTCGGAGCCTCTTCTGGAGGACTCATGTCGATTCCGGCTAAGTGGGCTGCGTTCTGTCTTGCTTCGATATCTTCAGGAGATGGTTCTTTGACTTTAAAGAAACCGGCCTCGCCTTCACCTACTTGGCCCTTCGAACGGGCTTCTAGTATCTGCTGGACGTGATCGACTTGATGAATCGGGTCTTCGATACCACCTTCCATACCCGCACCGTGGGCATAGCCTGACAAGATTTCAGCGCCAGCCAATAAGGGATAACCAAGAGCTTTTCCCAGAATAGCTGAATTCGGATCGTTATAGAAGACTTGCCCGGTCTTATTAAGTTCTTCGGCAGACTGCTCTACTGCACCCGAAACACCAGCCATAGCGGCATATGGAGCCTTCGAAATAAAGTCTAAGGCAGCAGCAGCAGGTTTGTTTACTGCATTCCTGATGGCCGTCAGTAGATTGACGTCATGTTCCTTGGCTTCTTTTTCAAGTTCAATCTGATAGTTACTTTCACCAGATCCGTCCCAACTGTCTTTGAAATTCTGACCAAAGGCGGACATGATACGGCCTATTGGTCCTTGATTAAAGAGTTGGTCTGAGACACTCCCTGTGAATGGACCTTTTTGGACATACGCCTGATGTATATTCGATACCATTTTATCGACATCAGGAGGAGCCATATTAGTATAGGCGTCTATATTCCACTGATTGACACCACTGGATTCGTCTGGTCTGAATTTATTAGCAAAATCTTCCTGCGTAACATCAGGACGGTACTGGTTAGCAAAGGTTTCTTGATCTATATTACTTGGCATCAGGAATGAAATTCCGTTACGACGTTATACATCTACTGGGGTTTAGGGATTCCAGGGGCGAAACCGCCGAACTGATCTTGAATGATTTTGTAAGCCTTGGCTTCTGCAGCCGGACCTTTGCCAAACTTACCTGCCTGCCAGGCACGACCGACGTCGTCTATAGTCTTATATGTCTCAGGGGCCTGAGTAGTTTGAGGGGCTTGAGATTGAGCCTGAGGCTGGGTAGACGTAGCCGCAGTGGTTGAGGAAGAAGTCCTGGACATACTTGATGTAACCATCGCCTTGATGGCTTTGTCGAGATCTACAGGACGGACATTCTTACCGACGTAATCCGTCTTGTTATTCGGATCAAACATATCAGCAGGATTCTTGCCTTGGCTGGTAAGATCGGCTCTCTTGGCTTCAATCTGAGGGATCAGTTCCATCAATTGCTTATCGAATGCACCCTTAAGGATAGCCGGATTGATACCTGGAAAGACTTTACTTCCAGTGACCTGTCCTTCGACACTGTCAAGGAATTGTCTCTCTGCGTGGGCAAACGCCTGTCCCTGAGGGGTCTGCATGTTGGCATAAGCCTTGTCTAAGATCGCAGTCCCAGACGCAGAGATTGGGGCGTTGTCTCCACCGAAGTAGCTCTGGAGATCGTCGGGCTTTACTTTACCGTCCAGTACATCGGCGTAGTGGGAATAAAAGTCTGTACCGTAGACTTTGGATAAACCTCTAGCCTGCTGGTTGATTCTTGACTTGATGGCAGACGCACCCCAGGGATCAAGGGCTTGGTAGTTTATCCAGTCCTGTTTCACCTTCGGGTCTTGGTTGTAATCCAGTGCGGCTTCAGAAGTAATAGGATGCTTGTCGTCTGTAACCATCTTGACGAAGTTATCACGTAGAGCACGGGCTTCACTCTGCTGATACGACCTCGCTTCGGCGATCTGGGTATGGACCCTCTCGGCTGCTGCGTCTTGGACAGTGATATCGAAGCCGTGATCTGCGGCGTCCTTCCGGGCCTGGAGGGCGTAATCTGCCTCGTGCATACCCAGGTAGTCTACTAGATTACCCGTACTACCAGCCTTGGAATTGATGTCTGAGACATAGCTGGATACAGACTTACCGGTCTTATCTGTTCTGTCTTGAATCCATGGCGTTGCCGAACCAGGTGGAGCGACGTTACCCGGACCCGAGAAGTAAGCCACGGCCATACGAGAGACGTCGCCCTGGTAGTCGGAGTTATACTTACTTAGTATCCTCTGGGTGACTGCACGGTTGTCATTCGGGTTGTTGATATCTTCACCGGGTCTTGCGAACTGTGACCATGTACCGGGTTGGATCTGTCCGATGTTCGTACTCGTGGCTCCGTTACCGGATTCTTGATTCAGGAAGATATTCGTCAGGGTGTCAGGAGTACTCGGCCCGATCTGTCCGTTGAGATAGGCGGCATGTCCTCCGGCGATGACGTTAGTCGCTATGATCCGAGTTTGTTCCGACCGATACATCGGATCTAGTCTCTGGGAGAGTTCGTTGAACGTAGCACTAGGCATCTTGTCCTTGTTCTGTAGGACGAAGTTCATGGCATTCGTGTAGTTACCATGATCGGGATCGATGGCGATAGAGATCGCGGCATTAGAATACGCCTTGCCTAGGGCGACATTCAACGTGTTGTCGTAGTCAGCCTGAGCTACTTTCCCTTGATCCGTACTCGTATCGAACTGCAACCTGCCGGTAGTCTTGTCTGTGCTGACTGGCAGCGTCTGGTACTTACCCCAACCAGGGGCGGTGAAATCTGTATTAGTCGTGAAGATCACCGGGCCTGTAGAAAGAGTCCCGAACTGCTTCGGATCGGTAGCGACTGAATATCTGCTGGCCGTGTCTATCGCAAGAGCCTGGCTGGCTTGATTACCAGTCTTGAATGCCTTCTGGGTCTGTTCTGCAGCGTAGCCGTTCATGTCCTGGACGGTGAACGAGATCCTCCGGGAAGCCATCTGGTCGTAGGCACGCTGGGCCGCCGGATTACCAAGGGAGTTCCTGATCTTGTCGTTTACGGCTAGATAGTCTTGGATAGCCTGAGGACGGGCGTTGGCTGCATCCAGGCCGGCGAGACTCTTATACTTATTATACACCTCACCGCCGTCTGTAGCGAGGGCGAGTTCTGCCTGGTTGGCTGCGTGTTCGTTAAGCATACCCTGGTAAGCCACACCGGCATTACCTGCCTCTGTACCCACGGCTTCTGTAGTCTTACCGAGACCTTCCGTCGCCTGCCCGACCTGGGCACCGAAGTCCTGAGGAGTCGCCCTGACGTTTAGATAGTCATTCGGGGTGCTGGTCTGTGGTTCTACGGATTGAGTCGGGTTGTACGTATCTCTTGGAGCAGGACCAGCCATCAAGCGACCTCTCTGGTTTTAAGTGCAGTTCGTGCCATTTAGTACCCGAATCCGCCAGAGAGTTGATACTTCGCATACGTGCTACCGGCAGAGCCGAGTCCACCCAGGAAGGTACTGGCGGCGTTTAGATTACCTGCCGTCTGGGCGTTCTTGGCTTCTGTGGTATCAAGAGCCGCCTGGTCACCAAAAGACGTCGCCTGGGTCTGGTAGCCGTAGGCTTCCTTCGTGGCATTGCTTCTGACCTGTAGGGCGTCTAGTTCACCGACGTCTCTCTCTGAAAGCTGTGTATCTTTAGCCGAGCCTGTGTTGACGTCGATACCACCGGCGGCTTGGTTGGCTATAATCGAACCGACTTGGGCACGAGCCTTTTGGGACTGGATACCTGCCTGGGCAGAACCCGCCTCACTGGCTAGTGTGGCATTCTCTGTCGCCTGATTCTGGTTGATAGTAGCAATAGCGGCATTCTCTTTAGCCGCCCCTGCCTGGGCCTGTGCAGTCTGGATTGCTCCCAGAGCTCCTACAGCGCCCCCTAGGGCGTTAAGACCCGTGCTGGCGTATCCTAGTACCGGAAGGAAGGACGAGGCTGCAGCAGTCGCCCCAAGGGCTGGAGTAGCCGCCGAAAGAGCACCTGCCGATAGAGCGGCACCCGAGGCACCCGTGAATCCTATATCAGCAGCGGCAGCTCCTGCCGGGGCAGCAGCAGAACCTAGTAAAGCAAGAGCAGGGGCGATAAATGCCATATTATATACCCGTCTTCATCGTGAATTTATAGAATCTATGACCATGGAAGGTCGTTTCCTCAGTCAGGTTGAAACCTGCGAGCTCGAGCATCCCTACGGCTCCCGTGTATTCGGCATCGACGTAGTTCTCTAAGATAGGAAATATCCTGGCCATCGCCTGAAGTTCTTTGAGATAAACCTTAGCGAAAGCAATCGGGGAGACACCGTCACACTCAGTCCCGGTGATCAGGTAGGGCTGACCCACAAGACCCAGAGGAGTTCCTACGACGCCCCACATCGCCGCCACCCTCCCGTCAACCAATGCCGTTCTTCTGAAGCAGGCGTGCTTATACGCATAAAACAGGGCATGGTGTGGGATCAATCCAAGGGCTCTAGCCTCTTTTTTGTCGTTCTCACGCATACTCCTAGAGAGTTCACGGACGTGTTTCAGTTCAGACGGGACAAGGGTAATCACTTGTCTGAGCCTTCTGTGACGTAAAAGATAATACCAAGGATATTGGCAGGCAGGGGATAGACTTGTTGGATAGCTACTTGACCTTTTAGATTCCAGCCACTGGTTACTGTTTTATAGAAATCTCCGGTAAACAAAGGTACGGCCGATCCAGCAAAGACTTGATTAGTCCTCTCCTTGATTTCATTCATATCCGTCCAAGTCGTCTGGGGATAATTCTGAAGGGTGCTGCTGTCGGGTTGGTCTGCACCGACTTGGATACCTCTGGATGACTCGACACGGACACCAGCGGCTGTGATATTCTTGAATCTATTCTGGGCAGTGCCTTGTTGGCTCTCGTGGTCCCAATACACCGTCTGGACCTGTGCCGTGAACGGCAGGCCGATAAGAACCTGTGACGCAGGATTAGGAAGTGTCACTGTGTTATTCACTACGACCTGTGGAGGTATCACCGAACCATCCGCCAAACCAGTCACCGTCAATCCGTTGAGATGATTCAGATTAGTAACCTGGGTGATGACAGGAGAGATAGACCATGTCCCTGCCGTTGCAGGTTCTACTGTGTTACTCGGATCATTCGGGACTATGCTTGTTATAGTCTGGGTCACGGTTCCAGTCGCCGACATCCCGGTGTTGATTCCGGTGATCTGTATCTTACCGCCACCGACCCTAAGGATACTTCCTATCTGGGCACCGGTGAAACTATTTCCCGTGGCTGATAACGCCACAGTGTCACCTAGTTTATAACCACCAGTCACCGTCAGAGTATAAGGAAACGTAGCCATACCGGAAGCCAGGCCTGCGTCGACGCAATACGCGTCTTCGACGTCGTTCCAAGTCCTGTCATCCATTCTCTCGGAATAATACCTCCAACCACCCTGGACGTATCTCTGGGTGATGACATAAACGGCATCGACGGGTGGTTCTGTGATAGAAACTACACCTATGAAGAGACCATTCGTGTCATGGCGAGACCATGAAGAGACTTCTTGTTCCTTCAGGTAAGTCAGGCAGAGAAGAGTTCCGTCGTTACGGACGACCCAGACGAGCTTATAAGGCTCCTCGGCATAAGCGGCCTGAACCATCGAATAGTCGGTGAATAGATGACTCGATAGAGTCGTCAGATCAGTACCTGTGTAGATATTCGTGAAGAAGTTATACGCCAGATCTCGGAAGATACTTCCCTTAGCCTGAACGTAAAGGATGTCGTAATTCACCGTGATCGGAGGGACAAGGCCGTTACAGCCGTTATACGCCTGAGGGGTCGCTACCTGGTTGCTAGGAGTCAGAGCCGCAGTACCACCACCGTTGAGTTGCCAAGCGCCTTTACCTGTCAGAACTACGAGACCGCCAGGCATAGGAACAAGGAATTGTATCCCGTTGACCTGTTGGGCCCACGGAGTACCAGTAATTGCGTCGGCGTCGGTGACAGGAATACTTGAGTCCATGTTACTAAAGAGACCTGGTTGGGTCATCCAGTACGTATCAGGATTATTAAGGCTACTGCCGTAGACACGGCGTTGTTGGTAATACGCAGCCACGGCAGGATAAGTCCCAGACTCAGGGGAGATACTCAATGTAGCTGTAGCGCCCGATCCCATCGTACCACCGCCTGTCAATGTAGCGCCAGAGATAGTCACCGGAGCAGAACCCGTCCCCATAGTATAACTGTTGCCGACTGTTCCAGGAGTCTTATACGTAATAAAGACTTCGTTACCTGAAGAAGTGTACTGGGCTACTGAGAGTGACAAAGACACCGACGTCTGGGCGTTGAGATAGTTAGCCACGGACTGGGCAGTCAGTGTCGTATTCGCCTCGATGGGTACGAGGATGACGTTAGGATCAGGCCCTAAGACAGGAACGTCAGAGAATGAAATCACCACAGTGTTTAATGTAAATGTCTGGCCGTTACCAGGAAGTGATGTAATCGTGAAGTGACCAGTCGCTAGACCACCACCTGAGTCTGTAAACGCAATCGTGTCACCAGGCTGGTAATTCTTGCCGGGATCAGTGATTACGAATCCAGCCAGATCGCCATTGTTGACTACGGGAGTCCCGGCGAAGCCAGAGCCTGTACTTGTAGTAACCGACCAACCAATAGTCTGCTGTGAGTAATCCCCGTTGCCACCAGCCGTGACGTTGACTTCTGATACCGTGCCTCTGGCGAATGGATCTGTGTGTGTCGGAGGGACCTGGGTGAAATCAGGTGTAACGTTAGTGTCCGTGAATGACGGACCAAGGGCAGTCCCGACGTAGCCATAGAGACTGGATACAGGAACATTTACGGTATAACTTGGAACCGAGGCATAGACGTTATAACTACTGGCACCAGATACCTCAGCCCAGGTCAGAGTATTACTTCCTAGATTGATCGAGATATCTACGTTCTGAATATTGACAGGAGTACTTGGGTTACTTTCCTCACCGGTGGCGTTATCTACCGCTGTTACGACATAGCTATACCAGGTAGTTACAGTTCCAGAAGATTGAGCCACGGCAGTAAGGCTCGTCGGAGCAGAGATGCTACTGGCAAAGGTATCAGGAGTAAACGTCCAGTCTGTATTACTGATACGTGCAAGAGAGTACGGGGAGTACTCTGTATTACTACTCGTGTTGACACACGTCAGAGTCATGACGTCTGCAGATTGGGTGTACTTCAGGTACGGGAGATCGACGGCATGATACGGAGATACAGCGGTATACACCCTTGAGGCCGAACCTGCGAAGAACGTACTAGTGAAAGAAGTCTGAGGTACGCCGAAGAGATCAGTGACCGTAAATGTCCCTGCAGTAGGAGTAGTGTTTATTATCCAGGTCTGGTCGTTGAACGGATCGTTAGGATTAGTCCTGATGAAGACCCAATCACCCACGGAATACCCGTCAGAACCAGAGATAGTGAATACACCAGACGGAGAAATACTGGTGATAATCATCTCATTCTCTACGACATACGCTCCCTGGAACTTGACACGCATATAGAGTTCACCGAACTCAAGGACGTAGCCCTGGTTCAAAGAGAACTGGAACGGAATGTCACGGGGAGGAATCGGGTATTGCTGCTTACAAGTCCCGACATAGGCGAGACCTGCCCTGGAGGACATACCCCCTCTGTAGTTGGAAAAAAAGTTGCGAGCCGTGGAACAGCCATGGGCGTACTTATCCAGGTCCTGGCGGGCCCAGATACCGGGAGCAAGCTCGCCCGCATTCAGAGAGTTCTTAAGGGTAGTAAGTGTAGCACCCACTAGCTAATCACCATAACTTCCCCCAGAAAATCCTGGCCAGCACATATTCGAATAACAAAAGAAACCGTTGTTATAGAAGGAAGAGAACGTACCCATCCCTTGTGCCCCGGCTCTGGCTTGAATCCAGTCAGGCAGATGGTCCATGCTGGTGACGCCTTCGTTGCCATCAGCAGTGCGGGCGATCTTGATGGCTTTCTCTGCCTGGGCGATGCAACGATCCATCAACGGAAGGTCTAAAGACAAAGCAGGGACAAGAAAGGCACCGAGAGCAGCCACCATGGCTTCCTGGAACAGACTGTCCCAACCGGCAGGATTAGGTTGATTAGCCGTGTAGACGAGAGTAGCCTGAGACTGGTTGGTTAATACGACGGTAACCGGGGCGTTGTTGACGTCAAGAATAGTCTGGACTTTGTATGGAATCTGCCCACCGCCTGGAACCCAGGGGCCTATAGAGTTATTGATGCTAGTCTGAGGAGCACCTGACTGCGTACCCAGTGGATTACTCGGAGTGATGTACCTGACGTCTAGACAGTCAGAAGGATAGGCGTATGAATACAACCAAGGATAAGGTGGATTGTTGAATGTACTGCCGTTAGGATTCTCTGGTGTCCCCTGGGCTGCCTGGAGTAGACTCATCGCTATCTCGCGGCCGAGGCAGTTCCAATGAGCCGCTCTTCCGAGTTGTTCAAACGTCGGGGTGTATAATACAGACACGGCATTGGCTTCAACCGAACCGTCTGAAGGGTTCAGGGAAGAAATCTGTGTCCTTGCTCCGATTGCTAGTAAACTACGGTTGGAGATTGAAAGTTGGTCCGCTATGACACAGATCCCTTATCGATAGAGTTTACTTACCGTATCCATACGGCCTTCGTTGTCTTCGTCTTCGGCAGACATAAACATGATTTGAAACTCGGCACGACAAGTCTCACCGTTATCCGTGTCACATCTTGTAACCGAAGTAGCCTTAGCCAGTGCCTGGAAATGAATCATATCGCCAGACTCTACGTCTTCCTTAGAGATGCCAAGTTTCTCTAGTTCGTCTTCACAAAGTGAGATACAAAGACCGTATGGGTATCGAGGAAGAGACGGAGTCATCATCTCTACCTGTTCGTCTTTAGTCAAGGCCATGTCAACCATGCTCGGCAATTTAGTGACCATTTACTTAGCCTTCGATCTTATAGTTATAGGTACTCGTGTCACCAGCAGTTCCGGCGACTGTAAAACCAGTACCGGCAGTAACGGTTTGGACTGCAGGCGAGGCACCTACCGTACCACCAACAGTGTTCAGCGAGATCGTAATCAACTGAGTCACGGCCTTGAAGTTTGCGTCAGCGACTGTGACAGGAGTCGCACCGTTGAGTACGAATGATCCGTACGTCTGGATGTGGTCCTGAAGAGTAGCAGCCGGACCCTGGACTACGTTGCCCGTCACGATGGCGTTATATTTATGTAGGATGTATTGACGGAGTGTATTAGCCATTACTTTTCTTCCTTACCTTCAGACTTCTTCTCGTGACGCTTGTGCATCTCTTTCATGTCCTTGCTATGACGTTCATGCATCGCCTTTTGTTCTTCTTCGTGACGACGATGCATGCTAGACCGTTCTGCGTCGTTACTTTCATTGCCCATTTCGGCGTTGCTGCCGTCGGCACCTACAGTTTCGGTACCAGTAGTTTCAGCAGGCGTCTTCTGGACTTCAGGCTTGCCATCGGCATCCTTACCCACGGAAGGGGAGTCCTTGTATAACTTATCACTTTTGCTCATTAATAACTTCCTTACCGTAGAGTAGATTACGTATCTGTTGTGCCGACCTTTTGGTGGGCTCTTTCACCTCAGTCAACTCTTTGACTTTCTGTTCGGCTTCCGGAGCCTTAATCACCTTCATTAGGCCGCCTGGACTTCTTTCCTAGGACGACCACGGGGACGCTTCGAGTTTGCCGAACCGACTTCAGGAGTGCTTTCCTTGTCGGCAGACTCCACAACCGTGGACTCAGAACGCTTGACACCCATCAGACCCATCTCGGCACGCTGGACGGCAGTAGCAAGACTCAGGGCACCATCTAGATTACGAGGACGACCGGTATAGGCACGACCAAGTTTCTGTGCGACTTCACGGCCAAGAGCCTCAAGCTTCTCAAGGAAGACAGTGAGGTTTTCTTCAGCAGACGGAGTCAAAGGCTCTAGCTCTTCATTCGGCTCGCCGTCGTAGTAGATGACATGATTCTCGGGGTACAGGTGGTCGTTGTCGGCATAGAAGCCAGACACAGCAAGGACACGATAAGCCGGACGATCTCCGTCGATGGAGATAGTCTTGCCTTCGTGGTTTTCGACGTACATTTTCATTCTTTATTCCTTTTAGTCCGTCAGGACCTGGCTTTCGCCAGGCCCATCAGGATGTGTATTACACAACTACGAAGTTGTTGTTGTACTGGCCGTTGATGAGCGAGCTCGGAGGATTCAGGAGCAGCGCGGCTTCAAAAGTCAGATCGACAGTGCCACCTACGGTGTAGAGGACTTTGTAGAAGCGGGGAAGTGCTTCAGACGGGAACTCGAACAGCGTCGGAGGAACCTGGACGATCAGGTAGTCACCGACTACGAGATTGTTGGCAGTAATTGCAGCCGTGGTGTACAGCGTCGTGTACGAACCCGGGGAATAACTGCCGTTATCAGGGGCTGCCTGAAGAGCGATAGTAATCGTACCGGAATTAGTGCCCTTGGCCTTGACACCGACGAAGAGATACGGGATAGCCACGCCGTCACCGAGACCGATATCGAAACCGATGGCGGTGTTAGTCGCGGGGAAGCCGTTGATCATCGCCGGGGCATTGCCTGAGCCTGCACCAGTCAGATCTACGACAGTCGAAGACGCAGTCGCAGTCACCTCCTGGCCAGCAGTCAGGCTGGAGAAGACGAAGGTATTATCAAAGAAAGCCATTATTTTTTCCTATTCTTATTAAACGATGCGGGCTTCAGTGTTGGTCAACGCATCCACAACGCGTATGGCAACGTCACGGAACATCACGATGGGTTCACCGGCGTAGTCCTTGCTGGAGAGCAAGACGTTACGGTCACGGATAGCCTGGATGTCCATGTACTCACGACCTGTACGGTTGACGTACCAGGCAGGAGCGATACCGGGGACTGGATCATCCGGAGCATCAGACTCGGTGATGCCAGACAGACGGCGGGAAGCAGTCGGTAGACGGACTACTGCACGGGACATCAACGCGAACAGATCCGGAGGAGTCGTACCCTGGAGACCGGCAGTCGTGGTGTCTACATTCGCGATACGGACGTTGTAACGCCAGTCACGGACACAGAGACCGACCTTCCACTGGAACATAGACGTATACGCCTCGAAACGGTTCTGATTCGAGTCATACGCAGGCACGACGTCGCCGAGGTCCTTGTAGACCAGACCGGCCTGTGAGCCCTTTGGGAAGATACCGAACGTGGTATGATCGCCCCAGCCTACGAGCCAGATCGAGAGGTTGCTTGAACCAGTGCCACCGGCGTCTAGGACGTTGACGGCGTTCTTGGCGGTAGCAGTATTCACAGTGTTATAACGAGGGGCGAAGCCAGTAAACTGGGTCGGATTCGTTGCTTCGTTCGAATAGAACAACGCGGAAGCGACCTGCTGGGACAGACCTTCGATATGACCCATGTCTTCCGAGTACCGGAACTTAGCGACGTTGCCGTTCAGGTCTGCAATCGACTTGTCAACGATTGAATAGTCCTGTAGCTCGCCGATGCTGTCCTGGAACTGGGCAGTCAGGGTCTTGCTGGACGGAACGCCTTGGTTAGCCGCACGCCAGACACCCTGGGGGAGACCGACACGGACGGTGGTCTTATGACCAGTAGGAAGATTGCCTTCCTGCCAGATCATGTCCTTCATTACTTCGTTGCACTGGGACAGTAGTTCGGCGATGATGGCGATTGAACCATCCGGATCGGCCCGACGAGCCCAGTCAACGAGATTGGGGAACACGTTAGTGCTCATATGTTATAATCCTTATTATTTGTGTTAACCCTTGCCGCCATATAGCGTCTGGGTCTTAGATTTAGGCTGTGAAACCGGTTTGACAGAAGCCAGTGGCCGTCCTTCGGACATCGCCTTGCCTGCATTCGCCAGGATACGAATCATGATCGGATGATTCCCTAACCCTGAAGAATCCATCAGTGCTCTGAATTCAGTCTGCTGTTCCACGCTGCCTCCGTGGGTTCGAATGAAGGTATTGGCGGCGTCTACGGTAGTCTGGAAGCGGTTACCTCCGATGTCTGGGTCTTTCAGGAACGACTCACGCCATTCCGTCTTTTGTTTGTCCCAGCTGTCTTGGTAGTACTTCTGGATGCCTTCGACGGCCGATTTGACTTCATTGATGTGGAATTCTACGAGTTTCTGTCCAGTCTGTTGAACGACGGAATGATCCGCCTTTGATTTCTCTAGTTCTGCCAGTAGATTCGTGAATTCACCGACCTTTGTGTCATCCAGTTTGATTCCTTCTGGAAGAGTAAAAGGGTCGTACTTCGGAGGCGGAGCCGGGTCTTCGGACTGGCCCCCTTCAGATTCTGTTTTAGGAGGTTCTGTAACCTCTGTCTTTACTTCCCCTTCAGGAGCCTTGGGAGCTTCTACAGCGGGTGTTTCTTTAGGCGCCTCACCCAGTACCGTCGGTTCGGTAACAGGGACTACAGGAGCTTCCTGAGGCGTCTGAGAGGCTTCTACGGGTGCTGTTATAGGTGCCACTTCGACAGGGGCAGGTGCTGGTGCTACCTCGACTGGTGCTGTGACCGGGGCTACTACGGGGGCCACAGGAGCTGGTGCCGGATCGGCGGAAGACGTGGTTGATAGGGAAACTGGATCTGCCATTACTTAGCCTTATTTTCTCTGAGCATCACTAGATAATTATCTGCGGCTGCTTCTTGGATATCTGAAAGGATACGGAGGCCCACGTTCTGTTCACCACAGAGAAAAGCCGTCCTATACGGATCGTCTGCATAAGGACCTTGGAAGACTTTGCAGAAGACTAGGATGTCATAAAACCATGCACGACCCTGTTCATGGGTCATAGCGGCAGAAATGAACTTCAGTCGGTCTGCCTTAGTCCTGGCTGCCTTCTTACGGGCAGTGTTTACCTGTTCCTTGTCGGAGGTGTCGTAACTGACTTCTGGCTCTTCAGGAATCTGTACAGTATTAGCCAAGAGGACTGTCCTTCAATTCCGGCAGGTTCTTAAGACGTACGTCCAGGAGTTCATTGACCTTCTGGACCGATATGGCCTTCTTGAGGAACATCTTGTTACCCTGTTCTGCCAGATACAGCAGGGATTGGCTGATTTGTAGCCACAGGGCGTAATTCGGGTTATTGAAACTAGGAAGACTCTGACCGACTTCGATAATCTTTTCAAGCCTGTCTCGGATATCTAACCAATACGGATTCATCTGGGCGTGTGCCAACTGGTGAGACGAGCCCGCCGCTGCCTTTAAGCCTTCGATGAAATCAAGAAATAGTGCTGGTTTCTTATCTAGTTCAACTTCAGTGAACTCTTTAGCTCTGGATGCCGACTTCTTGAGTGACTCAGTGAAGCGGGAAATCATCTCAGACTCGTTGATATATAGTACCAATTAACCTCCAATAAGTTTAGATAAAACATCAGAACCACCACCAGCAGGGGTGTCTTGCAGCACCTTGGCGGCGGGCGCGGCTTGTCCGGCTGCGGCCGCTGTTCTTTCCATAGCCTGCATCTGCTGTTCCTGCTGCTGTTGCTGGGCCTGTTGCTGGCGGATAGCGGCGACTTCTTCCGGTGAGTACAGGACCTTCTCAGGATTACCGAGTAGGTCGTTGTATTCCCTGACCAGTGAGTCGGTATTCAGGTTGTCCTTCACCGTCGGGAAGAGAGCAGCCATGGAACCAACCAATTGAGCCAGACGTTCGATACCACCAGTCGCGGCACCCTTCTGTGCAAGGGCAAGCATCGAGACGAACTCGACGTCAAGAGGAATACCCTGTAGTGACGGAGGAGGCGGATCGATCATGCCTTTCCGTTTCAGGATGTTGAAGACTCTCTTGAGCTTCGGCTTAAGACTGTCAGACAGGAGTGATTCAATAACCGGGCCGAGTACCTGGAGCTTCTCCTGAAGCTTCTGGGCGATTTCGTACGCCGTCATACGGTCAGACATATTCTGCTGCTGTTCAAGCATCAGGAAGAGATCGTTGAAGAAACCCTTCTGGATTCTGGCTTCGATCTGGGCAATGTTCTCCGCCATCGCCTTGACGTCTGGATTGACTTCATAGATTGGACGGATACCAGCGCCCTTCGTCATATCCGAGACGTAAGTCAGATGACCAGGCAAAGTCGACGTAGGCTTGTTCTTGAGTTCCATAGAGCCGATCAACGGCGGACGGACCTGTTTCTCTATCGCTTCCGCCATACGACGGGTCATTACCTGGAGTTGCATGATATCCGGCAGGACGTCCATACCGACTGA